GGTTTACAATAAGGATTACACGAACCACATGGCACGTTATTACAATTTCGTTTTGATTTATTGGACCTATGTGTTTTTCTTTTTCTTTTTTCATCTGACATTTTGTTATATAAAAAAATACTATATACAAACTCTAGATATAATTTTTGTAGTAATATTTATTCAGTTCTCAAAGTATAGAAAGTATTTCTAGAAATAGTTTAGTGAACTATTTTTTACTAAGGAAGCAAATAAATATATGAAATAATTATATATGACAGAACCAAAAAAAAATAATTATCGTAAAACACATAGGTCCAATAAATCAAAAAAACATAAAAAAACGTTCAAAGTACACCATGAATTGAAGTATATTACTGATAGAGATGAATGGGAAAACAATAGAATTTTTATTTCTGTATTGAATAAATATTATAAAAATCAAGTAAAATATGGAGCTGAATTGGTAGATATTAAGCCAACTGGCTGGGGGTACGAAAATTCAAAACATTACCTGAAAAGATGGTATTTTTATATAAGGATAAAAATGAATTCCAAATATGTTTTTTTGCGACTAACTCCAATACAAAGAGATAGCATATTCCATCATATGGCGCATGAGATAAGGACCGACCCCAATATTTTTTTTAATTTATTAGGTGATTTAGGAAGTAGAGAAAAAGACCGGTTTAAAAGAACCCATTCTCATTCATCATCCAACGAAAATATAAGAAGATTTGAGAAAATTAAAGATACTAAATATAGAGGGTTAGATGTATATGAAGGTCCTTTATTTTTAGGATACTTAGTAGATTATGATTCTAACCCATATGAAGAAAAACTAAAGGATTCAAAAGTATATTTAGATGTCCTTGGATGGTTTATAGCAAATACAAGAAAAAATGGATATATCACCTGTAATCCAAAGAAATATTCAAAAAAATTGGATGATGGTGAAAAGGTAAAATTTATATCGCAATGTTATATACCAGAAAGAACAAAACAACATGAATATTTGTTTTTAGATTTAAAAACTGCTATGTTTAATGATACCAGTATATATATGAGTTGTGACACTTCAAAAGCTTGGAGACGGCGTGTGTACTATGATGGCGGCCCATATTGATTGGATAATAGGTATTGTTGCGTTAGATATATTTATAATATACAATAATAAGTGGTAGTAGTTCCAATACCTTTCATTTTTCCTTTTTCATCTGACATTTTGTTATATAAAAAAATACTATATACAAACTTTACATATAATTTTTGTAGTAATATTTATTCAGTAATAAGACGAGGAATTACATTAATAGTTTGTAATTCTTGAGACAATAATTTAAATGCATATGGAATATCAACTTTAGCAAAATCGGTTTTATTTCCACAAGTATTACACAAATGAATCGAAAAGTCGTTTTTATCATACACTTTGTTGTTATTGCCATTATTATATGAGGCAATAAGACCACATTTTCTACAAACATACACATTATATTTATCAGATACATCATATAATCTTTCTTTACAAAACGCAGACATTCCGTGTGCAATCATAACATCACGTTCCATTTCTCCAATACGAAAACCTCCATCTCTACTACGACCTTCAGCAGGTTGTCGTGTAAGATTAACCATAGGACCAATAGATCTACTATGTTGTTTATCATTCACCATATGTTTTAAACGTTGGTAAAATACTGGACCAAAGAATATATTAGTATGAACTTGTTCACCGGTTAAACCATTATATAATACTTCATTTCCATAGGATTCATATCCAAGATTTTGTAATTCTTTTGCAATATCTTTTACATGTAAATTTCCAAAACTGGTTCCATCTCCAAACATACCTAATTCCAGTAATACTTTACCTAAAAGTGTTTCTTTCAATTGCGCAATAGTCATTCTGGAAGGGATTGCATGCGGATTGATAATAATATCTGGACGTAATCCCTCTTTTGTGAAAGGCATATCACATTCAGGAATAATATTACCTAAAGTACCTTTTTGTCCATGTCGTGATGAGAATTTATCTCCCATTACAGGTTTTCTGAAAATTCTAACACGTACTTTTGCGAAATTATATCCATCTCCATTTCTTCCAGTATAATTTTTATCAACATAGGTTTCTTCATTAGTTCTAAAAGTTTTACTCTGATCTTCATATTTGATGATTTTAGTTGGATCATTACGATTTTCTTTAATAGGAATAATTTTGGCAATAATAACATCACGATTTTCTAAAAGACTGTTTTCATTAATGAAACCACCGCTGTTAAGTTTATTATAATTACCAAATTTAATACCTCGTGTTTTACTTTTATCAGGTTTACATCTAATAATTTCATCACGTATAATATTTTTATCTTCATCTTTTTCGGTATGATAGATAGTTGCAGCAAATAATCCTCTATCGATTGAGCCTTTATTGACTAATACACTATCTTCTTGATTATAACCGGTATGTGTCATAATAGCAACATGAACTTGCATACCAGAGGGAATAGAATTCAAGTGTATGAAATTCATTAAACGTGTGTCAACTAATGGTCGTGTAGGATAATTTAAAATGTATGCAGTTTTATCCATACGTTGATCAAAATTAGTCGCAAAAACTCCCATAGCTTGTTTTGCCATAGCAGATTGATAAGTATTTCTGGGTGCTTGATTATGTTCAGGAAATGGAATACACGATGCAAGTACACCGAAAATAGTACTTGGGTGTATTTCACAGTGTGTATAATTGAATTGAAATTTTGCATCTTGTAAATAAGAATCTTTTGCTTTCATAGCAATCATAGAATAACTTTGTTCTTCTGGATCGATATATTCAATAATAGAGTCTTCAAGTTTACAACTGGTAAGTAAATCATTCCATGATAATTCTTTTGATTCTAATTGTTGAATAATTTCATGTGTAAGTAAAACTCTATTATTTTTAACTCTTAATAATGGTCTTGTTAATCTACCAGCATCATTACAAATACGAATTTCTAAATTTTTAATATCAAACACAATAGATGTATAAATATTAATAATTCCTGAATATTTTTTATGTTTCATATTATTGTATAACTCTAAAGGATCTTTAGCAATTCCAATCCAAGATCCATTAATAAGGACCTTTACTTTACCATGTAATTCTTTAATATTATCAGTTTCAACATATTTTTGTAAATGTTCAATATATGGTTCTATATACTCATACAAAGATGAACTATTAGTATTAATTGTTAAATGTGCCATATAACTAATATTTTTGACAATACCAATAGATTGACCTTCTGGAGTTTCTGCTGGACATAAAAATCCCCAACTGGTGTTGTGTAATTTTCTAGGAGAAACCAATTCACCGCTTTTTTCCAAAGGTGTATTGATTCTACGTGCATGAGATAAACTTGATAAATATGTTAATCTACTTAATACTTGAGCAACACCAACTTTAGAACTATTAGATTGTTTAATACTAAAATCACCAGTAGCTAAAGCACGATTAATACCGTTTTCAATAGTAGTAGTTTTCATAATTTTGTATATGTTTGTCATATTTACTATATTTTCGTAATCTTCTGTAGATTGCCATGAACCATTAGTAATAAGTTTTGTAATTAATTTGATCATTTCCTTAACCAATTTATTGAAATAATTTCTAAAAAGGTTATTCAATAAAGTTCCAGTAAGTTCTATACGTTTATTCAAATATGAATCACGATCATCAGGTGAATTTTTTTTTAAAGATGCTTTTATTAATTTAGTAGCCATATGACCTATCAAAAACAATTTTTGTACCAAAGTACGACAATGTGGAAATAAATCGTTATTTAAAACTTCTAAAGCAAATTCACGTTTTTTCTTTGCACCAGTTTCTTTGTCCATATTAATTGGCATATAAGCAACATTTGATGTAATATGTCTAAGAGCGTCTTCTTTTGTAGGATATTTATTTGAATCAATTATAGATGCTTGTAAGAAATTTAATAAGTCTTGGTTATTTTTATCATCAATATCGAGTAAAATGTATGATGTGATTTCTTTATCTTTTAAAATACCCAAAGCACGAAACAAAACAAATAGTTCAATAGGCTGTTTAATACGAGGTACAGATATATAAATTCCATATCCAAAACCATTATTCCTGGAAGAAATCATCATTTCAATTTGTTTTGGAGAAATACATTTATAATCTGGTACTGATTTGAATTCTGCATAATAACTCCATTTAGTAGTGTTTTTTCCATCAAAACAATAAATACGATTTTCAGCAGCACGTTCTTGACCTAAAACAGTTTTTTCAGATCCCTTAATAATGAAATAACCACCACAATCCATACGGCATTCTCCAGTATGTAATGAATGAATATGATCATTTTGTTTTAAAACACATACAGAAGATTTAACCATAATAGGCAACTTCCCAATATTGATTTTAGGAAGAAATTTCTCGAATGTTTTTGGTTCATCCATATTTTCGGTATTTCTTACAATATATTTAATACGAATATCAACAGTCATAGCAGATGCATATGTAAAATTACGCAATTTAGCCTCTTGGGGCAACATAAGTTTAGTTGCACCATTATTTTCATGAATCTGTGGAGGATACATTTTGAAGTTTTCGAAATATACATATACTACTAATGTGTGTTGATTGTGTTGTGGAACATAATCATTTTCAGAACATATCTCTACTGGATTAAACATTTGTATTGTTTGTTGTATTTGATAATTAACAAAATGATTATATGATTCTGTTTGATGTCTTACCAAACGTTCCAAATGTTGACCATCAAAGTATGACTCAATCAATTTAAATGGCTCTTCCAGATAATCACCCAAATGATCCAGCAAATATGATTCATTAAATTGAGGAAGAACATTTTCGATACCTTTAGACATATTAAAATGAGATTTATGTTCCATACTAAATCTAATTGATTATTGTAATCAATTTTTTAAATTATTTTTAATAATAGTATTTTTATGTGATTAATTTATATTATTAAAATCTTCTTAAACAGTAGAAATCTAAACTATGAGTGAAAAGAGAACTATACAAATTAATCCGGATTTATTTAAAATTTCTGATAAAAATACTACACGTAAAAAACGAGAGTCTACACCTAAAATTAAATTGAAATCCACACCTAAAGAAAAAAAACAAAATCAAAAGTCTATTCGACGTAATATTATTAAAATGATTCGTGAAAAACAACAAGACGAATATAGAAAGTTGTTTGATGATAAATCAAAAAGTTCATCGCCTGGACCTGTACCAAAATCTTTATCAAATGATGAATTTTCAAAAGATTTCGAAGACTCTTATAAATTCTTATCTGAATTGGTTGATAAAGAAAATGATGAAACAAACCAAGATCTATCCAAAACTTTTAAAAAATATCCTGTAATTAATCCAACAGAATCTTTAATGTTGCAACCATCTATGAAAATAAATACAAATGAAAATGTAGCAATAGATATTCCACAAGAATTAAAAGAACCTGTTTATAATATTCCATTTAACTATAAACCTCAAACACCTAAATACGGTTGTTTAAAAAATGGAAGTCTTCCTACCTACCGTAACTGGAAAAATCAAACACAAAAAATATATCCAAAAATAGATAATCAAACTCCTATACCAATCAACACCCCAATATCTATACAACCAGTTAATACTCCATTACCAACATTTCAAAACCCCCTTCTTATAACAAATAATATGCAAAATAATGCAATAAAAGAAGAACCAGTATTAGAAGTATCTCCCATTCAATTAAAACCACCTGCACAAAAATCATCTTGGGAACAAGTTCTAGATGTTCAAGATAAAATTAAAAATATGAGAAAAAAATTAGCATCAGAAAAAAAACAAATGGTTTCAAAAATGCAAAATCCTAATAAAAAACAAGTAAAATATAAAAAACAAAAGAAAATATACAGAAGAACCTATAAAGTTGGTAAATCAAAAATAATGCCAAAAGTTGGTGTATTAGTATCCAATCATACCATTAGAAGTCGTATAAAAAATCAAACACATGATCTTTCAAAAGTTCCCATTAAAGATGTACGACGATTTTTAATCAAAAAAGGATTTATTAAAGTTGGAACTATTGCACCACCAGATGTTTTACGTAAAATGTATGAAAGTGTTTGCACAGTATGCGGCGAAGTTAAAAATCATAATTCTGAAAACTTATTATACAATTTCTTAAATGATAATGAGCAAATCAAATAACATGATTATTACATTTTTTATTGCATAAAACAATATAAATATTTTTTATTTATTTATATAGTTTAAATCAAAAATGCCTCCTAAAAAATCAGCATATAATGTTCATCAACAATACTTTGATTTAGTTGAAGAATATCAAACAAAATATGGTTCAAAAACTATTGTATTTATGCAATGTGGAGCCTTTTTCGAAATTTATGGAATTAAAATGTCTGACAATACTTTCAAGTATTCAAACATAGATGAATGTTCAAAATTAACCAACTTGAATATAGCAAATAAACATATTGATATGTTGGGCGGAACAGTTGTTATGTGTGGATTCCGTGAATACAGTATTGATAAATATGTTGAAAGACTTGTTAGTTTAGATTACACAATCGTAGTATATGTTCAATCATCTACTTTGCCATCACAACCGAGAACACATCATGCAACACATTCTCCTGGAACATACATTTCATATGAAACATCTAATTCTTTACAATTATCCAACAATATTATGTGTTTATGGTTGGACAAATACAATAATTTTAGACAAAATAAAGATATGATTGTATGCGGAATGGCATGTTGTCATATGTTTACAGGTAAAACATCCATATATGAATATGAAACGGAATTTTTTATGAATCCAACATCTTTTGATGAATTAGAAAGATATATTTCTATGATAGCTCCTAATGAAATTTTAGTAGCATCTAAGTTCTCGGAACCTCAAACAAAAACCATTTTACAATATAGTGGATTAAAAACACAGAATATACATTTGTATGATTTAAACGATGACAAAAATGAAATGGTTGAGAACAGTCAAAAACAGACATTTATACAGCAAATATTATCGAATGTTTTTGGTGAAGAAGCATATAATTTGTGTGGGGAGTTTCGTGATTTTGGATTAAGTACACAAGCATTTTCTTTTTTAATCAATTATATTCGAGAACATAACCCAGATTTGGTTCGAAAAATAGCTCTTCCAGAATTTACACAAGTATCTAATCGAATGATTTTGGCAAATCATACGCTCAAACAACTTAATATTATTGATGATTCTAACGAAGATGGTAAACAATATGGATATTTATCATCCGTTTCTAATTTTCTAAATAGATGTTTGACATGTATGGGTAAACGTCATTATAAAAATCAAATAACTAATCCTGTATTTGATGAATCTTGGTTAAATACACAATATAATATGATTGAAATAATGAATAAAGAACCCGATGATAAATTTGAATTTATTAGGAAAAATTTAATAAAAATACAAGATTTGGAAAGAATGGGAAGACAAATCGTTATGAAGAAAATTTACCCAAATGCAATTTACATTCTTTGCAATAGTATTCAATATGTTAGAGAAATTTATTTGAATATTGAGAACCAACACTTAACTAATTATTTGTTGGAGAACCAAAAACAACAGATCTTTATGGGAACATGTTGCGACGAGTTATTAGAATTTATACATACACATTTGGATATTGAAAAGTGTTCTTCATTAAATAAAATATCCGGATTCGATGCCAACTTTATGAAACCCGGAATATACAAGATGTTGGACAAAGTATGTCAAGAATATCAAGAAAATTTGAAAATATTTCACAACGTTCATTTGTTTTTGAATAATTTAATGAAAAGTGTAGAAAAGAAAGACATAGAATATGTTAATATTCACGAAACGGAAAGATCAGGCTCTTTCTTACAAATTACAAAAAAACGGGGACAAGTACTTAATGAAGCTTTGAAAAAACTAGCAGATGAATCTCCCGATAAAGTCATTAACTTTTTCG